ATCGCCGCCCCGCACAAGAAATTTTCAGGATGATGAGCTACGATCTGCGGTCTTTCGTCCGGTTTGCCCCGAAACTGAAGCTAGAGGGGATGCCTCCACTCGTATTGGAGCCTTTCCAGCACCAGGTCCTCCAGGACCACTTCGGGCCTGCGATCGAGCTCGTCACGATCATCCCCAAGAAAAACTACAAGACCACGACCCTAGCTGCTCTGGCCGTCTTCCACGTCCGAGAGGTTGAGGATGCCGAGGTCCCTGTCCTGGCCTCCACCCGAGAGCAGGCCGGGGTCCTGTACCGGCAGGCCGAGAAGATGATCCGCCGTTCCGGCGAAAAGGACGGCCGGCGGAAGGACGTCTACCACCTCGACGGCTTCACCTACGAGGTCCGTCCCGGCTACAAGGAGATCCGCTGTGTGGAAACCCGAGGGCTCATCAAAGTCCTTCCGGCTGAGGCTGGCGCCGTCGACGGGATCATCCCAACCCTTGCCCTGGTGGACGAACTCCACCGTCACCCAAACGGTGAACTCTACGGCGTCCTCAGTGATGGCCTTGGCGCCCGAGATGGGCGCATGGTCACAATCTCTACGGCTGGGTCCGACGAGGGCTCGACACTGGGGCTGATGCGCCAGGGCTTTCGTGAACTTGATGGGATGAAGAAAGGCCGTCACCTCCGAGTCCAAGACGGCTCGGATGTCTTCCACGAATGGGCCCTGGATCCCGAGGACGACCCTGAGAACCTTCGAGACGTGAAGCGGGCCAACCCAGCCAAGGCCATGACCATCGCCAAACTTCGGCGCCGCCAGCAGTCCAAGGGAATGACCGTGGGCCGTTGGCTGCGCTTCGCCTGCGGAATCTGGACGGCTGGCGAGGAGCCGGAGATCCAGGCGAAAGACTGGGACCCGCTCAAGGTCGACATCGGACAGATCCAGCCGAGGGAGCGGGTCGTTCTGGTTCCTTCGGTTGGGCACAACGCCGCGATCGCTCTGGTCGCCCCACGGCCTGAGGGACGGGTGGCCTGCAAGGTGGAAGTCATCGAGGCCGAGGAAAACCGCTCGATCTATGTCAAGACCGAGGACCGCATCCTGGAGTTGTGTCAGTCCTACGATGCCGAGATCCACGCGCCGGGGGTCGGGTTCATCCGGTCCCGTGAGCTGCTGGCCGACAAGCGGCTTGCGGTGGTCGAGGCCCCGCAGTCGGTGGCCGCACTCTCGGCGGCTACGGGGACGTTCAACCGGATGCTCCGGGCAGGCTTGCTGATGCACGACGGAGATCCGATTCTCCGGTCTCACGCGCTCTCGGCGACGATGAAGACGAACGAGGCTGGCGAGCGGTACGAGGTCACAGATCGGGCTCGTGGTCTCATCGCTCTGGTGATGGCGGTCCACGGTGTTACGGAGATGGGCGAGCCCACGCCGAAGATCCACGTCTACAAAGGGGCATAGATGGGCTTCTGGGACTTCCTGACCAGCGGAGTGAACCAGGCAGGCGAGAGGCCGAACGCGAACCCGCCGTCCTCGGTCGGGCCAGCGTCGACCGCTGGAGATCCCGACGGTGTCGAGATCGTGGGCGATGTGATCGAGCCGCGGTCCCTGCCGAGCTTCTACCCCTCTGCCTGGGCTGGCTGGCCCTCCAGTTGGTCGACGCCGAATTGGGACATGGGATCCAGGTTCAACGAGCTCGTTGATGTGGCGTGGGCGTGCCTGGATAAGAACGCCTCGGCCTTGTCGACGTTCCCCGTCTTCCGCACCCGAGACGGGAGGGTCATCGCGCCAGCATCGTGGATGGTGAATCCCGACCCGGCGATCTACTCCTCGTGGGAGGAGTTCGCCAAGCAACTGTTTTGGGATTACCAGCTCGGCGAGGTCTTCCTCATGGAGATGTCGTCGTTCTCCGACGGGTGGCCGATGCGCTTTCGAGTCATGCCGCCATGGGCAATCCACGTCGAGATGTCCGGTGGCGTTCGCCGCTACCACATCGGGGACATCACGGGTCCCGACGTCACTGAGAGCATCCTGCACATTCGGTACAAGTCCACGAGCACCGACGCCAGGGGAGTGGGTCCGCTGGAGGCGGCTGGAGGAAGGATGCTCACGGCTGGTCTGCTGGCGAAGTACACCCGTGAGGTCGTTGCGACCGGCGGGATTCCCGTGAGGACGATCGAAACTGAGAAGAGCCTAGACGACAACGAGGCCCAGGATCTCATCTCGCAGTATCTCGCCAGCCGGGTACAGACCCCCTCGGCGCCCCCCGTGTTCGACGGCGGGGCCAAGCTCGTCGATCACGCGGGGGTATCCCCAAAGGATCTGACGATGCTGGAGATCAGCCAATTCAACGAGTCGCGTATCGCCGTGCTGCTCGGTGTTCCCCCGTTCCTCGTCGGCCTGCCGTCGGGTGGCGACTCGATGACGTACTCGAACGTCTCGTCGCTGTTCGACTTCCACGATCGGCAGACGCTCCGAGCCCTCGCAGGTCATGTGATGAGCGCGATCTCGTATTGGGCGTTGCCCGCCGGTCAGAAGGCGGAACTGAACCGCGACGAGTACAGCCGACCGCCTTTTGCCGAGCGAGCCGACGCGTGGGTCAAGCTTGTCGGCGCAGGAATCGTAGACGTGGAGACTGTGCAGCGGGCCGAGCGGCTCTTGGGCGAGGGTCAGGCGACACCGGAGCAGGTGTCGGCACCGATCACGGCGATCACAGGAGGCGAGGAATAGTGCCTTGGCACATTGTTGAGCGGGAAGGGCGCTATTGCGTTATCAAGGACGTGGATGGGTCGACGGAGAAATGTCACGAGACCAGGGAGCAGGCAACGCGGCATATGGCTGCGCTCTACGCATCCGAAGAACCTGTCGAGAATAGGGCCACGTCATTCTCGACTGAACCGTGGGATGGTAGCGAGAGTCGTTGGCCGGATGCTGCGTCCTACTGCCGTTCCAGTCTGGTCGATAACAACCCGGCTGGGGCAGAGAAGAAGAAGAGCGAGTGTCATTTCCCGGTCAAGGCACCAGGCTCGAATGCCTATAACGTCGGAGCACTCAGGGCTGTACTCAGTGGTCGGGGTGCCCAGGCGCAATTCCCTGGCAAGGAACAAGCTCGGGAGCGGGCTCGTCGGCTGCTTGCTCAGTACAACTCATCCACCGAGAACAGAGCGGATCGTGCTCCGATTGAGTCACGGGCGGCTACTGTCGAGGGAGTGGATTTCCCCCAGCGGATGATCGAGGTACTGGCGGTTCCCTACGAGCAGGAGGCGATCATCGAATACCGCGGTCAACTCTGGCGCGAGACGATCGAGCGCGGTGCGTTCGATGGCATTGAGAAACGGCCGAACCGCGTCAAGGTTTTCCGCGACCATGAGGACGGACCACATCTGCGTGGGACGGGGCGTTCGGGACTCATCGGGAAAGTCGTTAGCTTTTCGCCCGAACCGCCTGAAGGTCTTATAGCCCGAGCGCGGATCGCCAAGACGTCGCTTGGAGACGAAACTTTAACCCTTGCCCAGGAAGGTGTTCTGGGCGTCTCGGCGGCCTTCGGAGTTCGGGGGAGCGATCAGGTACTCAACCGAGCCGACGGAACGCGCCGTATTCGCCGCGCGTTCATTGATCATCTGGCATTTCCTGACAACGGAGCCTATGAAGGCGCTGAGGTGATTGACGTCCGTAGTCGACGGCGGCAAGTCGAGGATCTGCCCAAGCTGGAAACCCCACGCCTCGACGAGGTCGTTGCGTGGATGGAGTTGCGTAGGCTACGATAGCCGCGCAAGGCACCGCCGACCCCCCCAGAGAGGTCGCCTCGCAGATTCGAGGCGGGTCGCAGTGGGTGCTCCCTGGCCGAGAGGGCCATCCCAATATCCACGGCGCAACAGGAGTGCGCCCAAAACCTCTCATGGGGGTGAGTTATGCCACCGGAAGGCACGAAGACCGACGCGATGATCGATCGCCTCGAGCGAGAGATCGCCGAGCGGGACGCGTTCATCCAGGGCACCGTTGCAAACGCCCAGGACACCGAGCGGGATCTCACGCAGTCGGAGAACGAGCTCGTCACCGAAGCTCGCAAGCGCATTGAGGTCGTCGAGGAGCAGCTCGAAAGCCTCAACGCGGCCAAGGTTCGGTCGGAAAGCGCCCGCCGTAAGGCTGCCGATGTCCAGAACCAGCTGGCGGCAATGCGGCGCGGCGTCGACGCCGGCGAGGTCGAGTATCGTTCGGCCGGCGAGTACGTGCTGGAGATGTACAAGGCGGCACTCGGGGACCGGCAGTCCCAGGAGCGGCTGGAGTTCTTCCACCGTGCTGCGGCCCATCAGAAGACCTCGGACAACCTGGGGTTAATCCCGAACCCGATCCTCGATGGGGTGATCAACTTCATCGACGCGGCTCGGCCGCTCGTCCAGCTTCTCGGACCCAAGCCGATGCCGTCCGCCACATGGTTCCGTCCCCTGGTGACGCAGGGAACATCGGTGGCGGTACAGGGATCGGCCGGCGCGGCGGCAGATGAGAAGGCCGAGCTTGTGTCGCAGAAGATGACGATCACCCGCCTGACTGCCAACGCGGTTACCTACGGCGGGTACGTCAACGTCTCGCGGCAGGACATCGACTTCTCCTCGCCGGGGGTCATGGACGCGATCATCGGCGACCTCGCAGCCCGCTACGCCGTGCAGACAGAGGCGGCGCTCGGGACCAACCTAGACGCCTCGACCTCGACCAACGTCGGCTACGGTGCCTCACCGACGGCGGCGTCGATTCGTACCGCGGTATGGACGGCGGCTTCCACGATCTACACGGCCACTGCGGGAGTGGGTCGGGTTGTCCTAGCTCTGTCGCCGGGACGGCTGCCGGTGTTCGGGCCATTGTTCGTGCCGATCGTGAACGTGTCCCAGACCGGTGATGGTCTGTCTGCTGGGGACTTCAACCAGGGGCTCGTCGGCACGGTCGCCGGTGTCCCGACGTACATGTCGGCAGGGCTGGGGACCAACAAGGCGTTCCTGTTCTCGACTGCTGCTGCGGAGGTTTACGAGCAGCGGGTGGGAACGCTCCAGGTCACGGAGCCGTCGGTGCTCGGTGTCCAGGTGGCATACGCGGGCTACTTCACGCCGCTGCGCATCGTGGACAACGGCATTATCGAGCTGACCGCAACGTAAGTCGAGTTCCGGGCTCTGTGGGCGGGGCCATCATCTGCATCCCCGCCCACATACCCGGGCGGAAGGAGGAAAGGAATGGCCGAGGAAGTAAGCGTGCAGGCTGATCCGACCCCGGACCCAACTCCAGAGGAAGCATCGCGACTGCGGCTGCAACTCGAACGGGACCTTGCGATGTTCGAGGCCGCGGGCATGGCAGACCAGGCCAAGGCGGTCAAGGCACGGCTGAAGGATCTGCCGGCGGAAGAAGTGGTGGAAGTCGAAGAGGCCGAGCTCGACACCGGCACCGGCAACTATGAGGAACGGACCGTCGCTCAGCTCAAGGCACTGGCCGAGAGTAGGGGCTTGCCGACCTCGGGCACCAAGGCTGAACTCATCGAGACACTGAGGGAGGGCTGATGGCAACTACCATCTTCCGACGCGACTTCCTGCTCCGACGGATCCTCAACCCCGGAACGACGGCCACCGACTTCCTCGGCCGCCTGACCACGGCGACACTGGACTCGGACGGCCATGCACTGGTCGCGATCGACTGGCCCGGTGCGGTTGCGAACGCGCTCGGGGACTACGTGGACATCCCGGCGACGCGGATCGTCTACCGATGCACGGTCGCTGGCACGTCCGCAGCAGGGGCGCCGACCGCTCCGGGGGTAGGGAGCACGGTCGTCAGTGGGACGACAACGTGGCTCCAGTTGACGTCGGCGGGCACCTAGAACCAGATGGCCGACCCGTTCGCCACCGCCACGGAGCTCTGCGAGTTCACCGGGATGCCCATTCCGGATGATCTCTCCCGTCTTCAGTCGCAGCTCCAGATGGCGTCGGCGATAATGCGCGCCCACTGTCATCAGACGCTCTCGCCTGTAGTGGGCGATGTGGTCACGGTCTATCCCACGGTGTCGACGTTGCTCAGCCTTCCCGAGCGTCCGGTGACGGCGGTCTCGCAGGTTCTGGTCGATGGGGTGGCAACGACGGACTACTACATCGTGCCGCGAGGGATCCGGTCAGGCAGCGTAGCGGCCCCCGGCTCAGCGTGGACCAGAGGAGCCACCGTGACCTATTCACACGGCTACGCCGAGACGACCGATACGTACGCTCTGCT